ATAATTTCATATCTTATAGACCACGATTCTCAATATCTTCTCTTGATACAATACCTAATTCTTTGAAGGTCAAGTTGATTCTAATATCTACTGGGGCGCCAGTTTCCGTGAAGAATGAAGGTATACCAGAACCAGCATAGTCAACATTCATACCAGTTAATACACATGTATTAAAATTGAAAAGATAATCATTATTGGGAGAAAATAAGCCAATATTAAAATTGTCAGGATATGCTAGATATCTAGTACCAGCAGAAGTAGTAGTAGAAGGGTGCATTGCTAATTTTAATTCTTTAATTATATTCTGTATGCTCTGACTTTCTTGTTGATTACGAGCCATCATTTGAAATGAAAAAGTAAAACTACGAAGATCCATTCCTTTAAACAACAAAGACATATGAGGATTTACCACATAACCTAAGATTCGTTGAAACTGTTGGCCAAAGTTTGTATTACTTTCTAAACTATAATCTGCTAATTGTCCAGCAGAAAGAATTCCAGCAGTCATTAGTTTTTGTTTATATTCTTCTTGTCCTTTTATATATTGCTGATAACCGTTAGCAGCATCTCTAGCAATATCTTGGTATTGCATGAGAGTCATTTCTATTTCTTGATATTGTGCACCATATGATACCTGAATTGTAGGTGGCATATACAATGCCAATCTTTTCTTTATTTTTGCATCTTGAGCAACACCATCACGAACAAACAACAGCATATAAGGCTGATTACCAGGAGTGAATAGATCACTTGGATATATGTGTGCTGAATCTAAGTTATCACCACCAAACTGCGGAAACCCTGCGTCTGCTATTGCTTGGCTACTTGGCTGACTACGGGTTTTTAAAAGAAAATCTAGGAATCCACTCATAAATACTATTTATTTGATATGACAAAGTTTCACCAAGGAAAATTCTCACCTAGAAATCCTCGTAAATACGAGGGCAATCCAACAGATATAGTTTTTAGAAGTTCGTGGGAATACTCATTTATGTATTTCTGTGATACTAATGATGGCATTAGAGCGTGGTCTTCAGAGAAAATAGTAATACCTTATATATCACCAGTAGATAATGATGTTCATAGATATTTTGTAGATTTTAAAGTTACCTTCTCAAAAGGTCAAGTTTGGTTAGTAGAAATCAAACCAAATAAACAAACAAAAGAACCAAAAGTAAAGAAAAAAGTAAGCAAATCTTATATTACAGAAGTAGTTACTCATGCTATAAACAAAGCAAAATGGGAAGCAGCAGATCTATATGCAAAGAAAAAAGGATGGACTTTTAAGGTTTTAACAGAAGAAAGTCTTGCTACTATGGGTATTCAAGTAATGACCAATTTTCCCAATAAATAGTATAACATGGAATATTCTCTTCCGATCTTTGAAAAAATATTAAAAGAAGCAGCAAAAGCCAATGTTATTGCCAAGAAAACTACTAAGGCAATGCAGTGGTTTATTGATAATGTTAATACATTAAAAACTAGTTTCAAAAAATCTACTAGGAACGCAACAATTAGTAAATTTCCTATGTTGCTTGGTCAATTCTATTTGATTCAGTATAATCCAAAATATGCTAAGAGTTTACCATACTATGATCACTATCCATTGATATTAATAATTGATTTAAACTCTGATGGTTTTCTTGGATTGAACTTTCACTATTTACCTCCAGAAATTCGTGCAAAACTATTTCAACAATTACTCAAATTAGAAACTACAGACTGGAAAACAAAAGAAAATAAACTAAAAGTTACTTATAAACTTTTAAGTGCGTATAAGAAATATAGTGCATTCAGACCTTGTATTAAGAGATATCTTATAGATCATGTAGGATCTATACATGTTCGCATATTATCTCATGAATGGGAATTAGCAATGTTTTTACCAGTAGAAAAATTCGAGAAAGCATCGAAAGAACAGGTTTGGGCAGATAGTAAAAAAATCATTAAAAAATACAAATAAATAAAGAATATAACTAAACTAGGGATATAAATGGTCTTTTCACCTGATACGTTAAAAGGGGTGCTCGATTCACAACTAACTGGCGGGCCGGCTCAAGCGTGTCACTACTCTACAATTATCAGTCCTCCGCCTGTTATGGGCAATCTTGGTGGCGGTCTAGGCACTGCTTTTGGATACGGAGTGACTGTGGCATTAAGTGTGATGATCGAAGAATCAGAAATACCAGGTAGACAATTCGCTACTACACCATTCATCATGTATGGCACTTCTGTAAAGATGCCATTTGGTGTTGTATATGATGATCTAACTTTAACATTTATCGCTACTAATAATATGGTAGAAAGATTATTCTTTGATGAATGGCAAAGATGTATTTCAGATCCTACCAATAATTATTTCAACTATTACGATGATTATGTTACTGATATTAATATCATAAAAACAAAACCTGAAGGAGATTCATTACTAGGGATTCCTACATATTTGGTAACTATTGAAGAAGCATATCCAATTGCAATTCAAAAACAAGAACTATCTTATGCAGCAGAAAACTATATGAAATTATCAGTTACTTTTGCATATCGTCGTTGGAGAAACATCTGGGATAAAACAGTTGGTGGTGGTCTTGCTAATGTATCATCTGGTGCCGGTTCTTTTAATCCATTCAGTGGCACTGGACCAGGTTCACCAGTAGACAATTTCGGTGGTCTTCAAGATATGTTTGGTTTAAATAGAACAGTACAAAACGTACCTGAATCTTAAATTCTTATTTTATTATGGTTGTGAAAGACTTTATCTTTTCTATTACAAATAGAAATATCAAATATAATAAAAACGTGGTGCCATATCTTTCCAAATTAAATAGGAAAGAATTGATAGATATCTATAATTTCATTGCACAAAGTCAAAAAATCTTCGGTAAATTCGTAAACTTACATATAGAATTACGTCACGACGAAGATCAATTTTGCCTTATATATAGTACTAGAGAGTATACAGATAATGTATTCAATTCTGTTGATTATATTATGCAACAATATCCACAAGAATTAACTAATAGTAATATTTGGATCCCTATTTTAACTGATTTTGCACCAATTGATTATATTTTGGAGTTTGAAGAATGTCATCTTTCCCTAAATTAAAAATACCAACATTTGAAATTGAATTACCTAGTACTCAAGAGAAAATAACTATAAGACCATTTTTGGTGAAAGAAGAAAAGATTCTTTTAATGGCACTTCAAGGTAATGATCCTAGAGAAATTGTAAATGCTGTTAAACAAATTATTAATAACTGTATTGTACATCCTCAAAAGTTTGATTTAGATAAACTTACAAATTTTCAGATTGAATATATTTTTCTACAATTAAGAATGAAATCTGTTGGAGACAAATTAAAATTGAGATTTTTACCTAGAGAAAATACAGATTGTCAAGTTTGTAAAAAAGAAAGAACTGTACAAGCAGATTTAAATGAAGCAAAAATTGTATATAATGAAGAACATACTAATAATATTAAATTAGATGAACATCTTGGTATTATTATGAGATACCCAGGATTTAATGCAATAGTTGATTTAGACCGATCTAAAAATAGTCAAAAATTAGATGATTTCTTCAAACTAATTTGGGAATGTATTCAGACTATCTATGATGAAGAAAAACAATATAATACTCGTGATATCAGTTTAAAAGATGGTATTGCGTTCTTAGAAGAACTATCACATGACCAATTCTCTAAAATTGAAGACTTCTTCAAAACAATGCCAAAACTAAGACTAGATGTTAGTATAGATTGCTTAGAGTGTGGATTCCATGAAGTCTACCCAATTATAGGGCTTGAAAATTTTTTCGTTTAGGGCTAGGCCATAACAGCATTGAGAACTATTATCAATCAATGTTTAACCTAGCCCAACATCACAAATATAGCATAACTGAAATAGAAAATATGGTACCATTTGAGTTGGATATCTATGTCACTTTGCTGATTAAGCATATAAGAGAACAAGAAGAGTCGATGAACCGACAAAAGATGAAATAAATAGTTATTATATTAACTATTTGATTTTTTATGACTCAAAGATCTCGAATTTACAGAAGAATATATGAAGATTTCTATGGAATCAAGATTCCTAAAGGTATGCATATTCATCATATAGATGGAAATAGAGACAATAATGACCCTTTAAATCTTCAAATGGTGACACCAGAAGAACATGCACAAATACATTTGGAAAGAGGGGATCCTTGGTTTAATGGAAAGAAATGGATACAAGGACCTAAAAAAAGTAACATTGGTAGAAAACATTCAGAAGAAACTAAAAGAAAAATGTCGGAAGCACAAAAAGGAAGAAGACATACTGAAAATACGAAAAAATTAATAGCACTAAAAAAACAAGAATATTATAAATCACATGTTGGTCCCCGTTTTGGTATGAAAAATACAGAAGAAAATAAGAAAAAAACATCTCAATCTTTAAAAGGACATACACATAGAGAAGAATCTAAACAAAAAATGTCAAATTCTAGAAAAGGGAAAAGTCCAACAGAATATACAAAAAAGAAAATGTCAGAATCTCATAAAAATAGAGAACACCATCTTAGAGGGCAAAAGATGTCAGAAGAACAAAAAAAGAAAATATCTGAATCATTAAAAAAATATTTTGAAGGTAGATAAATTATGACAGATTTAAATCTACCAATTAAAAATTCAGAACAAGAAAAAGCAGAACTAGATCAAGAGATAGATACATGGAAAAATAGAAGAAAAATGGCGTGGTTGGCATTAATTAGTATTATTATTATAACTTTAATATCATTTTTTATTATACCTATAGAAAAATTAAAAGTATTAGATTCGGTAATACAGTGGTATTTTACAATTATGGGAGGAATTGTAGCCTCATACTTCGGAACAGTTCTTTTTGATGATAAGTGGAAACGAGATAAGAAAGACGACGATGACAAATAGAGATATCGCAAAAGAAGCAAACAAAGAAAATAGTAATTCTAAACTTAGAAATACTATACTTTCGAAACTCTCAGAAAGAGATAAGATGTATCTTAAGTTGCAAGAATCTATTAAAGAAAGACAAAAACATTCTGATGAAGAATTAACAAATAAACTTTCCAAAGATGGGAAAACTACTGAAAAGATCTTAGAACAAATTATCAATCAAGCAAAAACTGGTGATCTAGATAAATTAAAAATCGCTTCTAAAAGATTAGAACATGTTCGTAGAGTGATGTCTCAAAAAGATATGAATCCGAAAGAATATGAAAGATTATATGGCAACATTACTGCTACTCAATCTGTAATCGCAAAAGATATTAAAAAGAAAAATTCGGCATTTAGAAAAGTTACAAATATAATCAGATCTAATATGATAGATGCCGGTTCGTTGGCAGTTGGGTTGACTGGAGGAGATCCTATAGTCAAATTTCTTGTGAATAAAATTAATAAAGTAAAAAATAGAAAAAGTAAAAGAAACTATGTAAATGAACAAATTAGTGCAGATTCAGCAAAAATGTTGTTGAATGCAGAACCAGAATCAAAAAGAAAAGTAGTAGCAGATGATACTAAAAAAACTGGAGTGACTCTTAAAAATGATGGATTAAATAGTAAAAATGATTTAGTATTAGTTCGATTGACAGAAATCTCAGAATCAAATAAAACTATTTCTACTGATATTCAAAAATTGGTTCGTATCTTTGAAGCAGATCAAGATCGAAAAGATAGAACTAGTCTTTCTGATGCAGATTCTAGATTTGAAAGTATGTTAAAAAGACCTGGTGGATTAGGAAAAACCCAGAAAGCAGATCCAAACTTCACAGGTGCAAAAGAAACAGAAAGTATTTTTAAAAAAGCACTAGAATTCTTAGGTTTTGATGCTCTATTGGGCGGGGGTGCTCTTGCTACCTTGATGGGTATTGCTTCTAGTCCTGTAGTATTAGTTGCTGGTAGTGTGTTAGCACTAGCAACAGAAGGTATAATGGGATATTTAAAATCTGGACAATGGGGAGTTAGTTCAATTTCAGCAGTAATTGGTGGAATATTCGGTGGGGCATTTGATAATAAACTATTCAATTTTTTTGCAAACATGGGTACATGGGCCATTACTGGTGCTGCCGCTGGTTCTGTTATTCCTGGTGTAGGTACTCTTTTTGGTGGACTTATTGGTGCATTATTCGGTGGAGTAATGGGCTTATTTGGAGGGGAAAAGATAGCCAAATGGTTAGATGCAGTTGGTGTCACAACTAAAGAAATATTCAATGAAACTATAGACAATATAGTAAATACATATCATATCATAGTGAATGGAATCTTAGATCTCTTTTCATCAATTTCTACCAAAATTGCAGAAGTTAAAAATGATGCGGCGGCAGCATTAGGTTTAGCAGGACCAAATGAAGATCTAAAAACAAAAGAAATGAAAGGACTCAGTGATAAAGGTCAAAAAACTGTTAGAAAAATACAAGAATTAGAGAAAGAAGATCCAGAAACAGAAGGCCGGATGCCACTCGAAGACGATACATCTTATTATTATAGAATTAAAGATTATAAAAATAAACATCAAGAATTAGAAGAAGAATTAAAAAAGAGCAATCAAGAAGATCAAGCACCGAAACCAGAAAATATAAGAATACCAGAAAAGATTCCAGGAAATTCAGAAGCATTAAATTTACTTAATAAATCTTTAGATGATGCAAATATAACAGATCCAAAAGAAAGATCTGCATTTTTAGCACAAACTTCATATGAAAGTGGAGGATTTAAAGATTTAAAAGAAAAAGGAAATTCTTCTTATTTTTCTAGATATGAAGGTAGAAAAGATCTAGGTAATGTTCAAAGAGGTGATGGAGAAAAATATAAAGGTAGAGGATATATACAATTAACTGGTAGAGATAATTATAGAAGAATTGGACAAATGATTGGTGTAGATTTAGAAAACAATCCACAATTATTAGAAAGACCAGATATTGCCGCAAAGGCATCTGTAGCATATTGGCAATCAAGAGTTAAGCCAAATGTTTCTGACTTCAGTGATACAAGAAAAGTTACAAAAATGGTACAAGGAAGTGCTGATGGAGGAGGAAGTATTGGTCAAAGACAAATGCTATATGCAGCATATTCTCAACAACCACCAGCACCAAAAGCAGATGCTACAGTAGAAAATGCAAAAACTGCTCCACCGATGGCAGCCCAAAATTCTGAAACAAAAGAATTAGATGCTTCTCAAAAATCTTTAAATAAATTAACTTTAGAGAAACAAATCGCTCCTGTTAATATCATCAATCAAGGTGGTCAGGGAAGTAATTCAGTCAATATGCGACCAAATCCTGTTAGTCAATCACCACAAAAAACTGGAATACCATATGCTAGTTCTATGAATCCTTCAGTATTGTCTGGTCTTATTGATTAATCTTGTTCAGCAAGAGAATTCAGATAATTCATATCATCATCTGCTTCTGATGTAGAAGCAGTTTCAGTTAAATCATTCAAACTTTCTTTCTTTGGTGTTTTATTACCATTAGAACGAACTTCTCTTTCTACGCTTAAACCAAGGACCCTATCAAGTCGCTTCTTAAGTTCATCGTAAGTTTTAAAATTGCTTGGTTCTAAAAATTGCTTCAATGAATGTTCTTCTGACAGGACCTTCTTAATAGCATCATCATCTTCTGCAATTGGTGATGGCAATTCAAATGCAGATAGATCATAACTTGGTTTACTATCAACATCACGAATACGCAAAAGAAAATTAGCCCCCAACCAAGGACAAAATGGATCAAGAGATTTTGGTGCTTTCTTTGTAAGAGGATTTACTTCAGGATTCATGGCTTGATACCACTTATCATAAATCTTAGTACCATACTTAAAAAGAAATACCTTTCCATTATTTTCTGGATTGTTTGGGTCATTAATCATCAAAATATTAGAAACAAAATGAGTCTTTCTTTTTGGATTCTTCTTCTCAGATTTTAGAATACTCTCAGCAATAG